AGGTTCAGGAGCAATGGGCGGAAGACAGCGAAGCGAATATCGCCAAGAAAAACAAGGAAATAGAACGTATCGACGCCGAAATAAAACGTTTAAACGAACTGGGGAAGGTCAAAAAGAAAGTGGAAGCAGGGGAGTACAAAAATACGGAAACGGCCGCCACATTAAAGCCTCTGGAGATCGAGCACGAAAAACGTATGCTTCTAATCAAAGAGAACCGGGAAAAGGAAAATAAGACGGAAGCCCAGTATATTCTTGAAGGGACGGCGGAAAACCTTCGCTATTACCGGGAACGTATTGACGCCCTCCAGAAGCTGGAAGCAAAAACGCCGGCCCAAAAGAAGAAGTTACTCGATGAAATCCACAAGCTCGAAACGGAAGCGCAGACGGCCATTTTTACGGAAACCGGCAAGCAGGAGGACGCCCGTATAAAACTGGCACAGGAGAAACGGGATGAACGGTTAAAGATCGAAACTGCCTATTACAACGTCCAGAAGGACACCATGGAAAAAGCGGTATTAAACCAGAGAATAACGCAGGAAGCCGCCGACGCCTATATGCTGGAAGTTGAAGCGGAGCACGCCGCAGAACTTCTGGAGATAAACCGTACTTACCAGAATGATATTGCCGCTTTGGAAATTACCGGCAAACAGAAACGTATAGAAACAGCGACGGAAGCGGCCGACGCCGTGCGTGAGTCTGAAATGAAGTTATTGCGTGATCGGGCGGCCATTGCTCAAAAAGTACGTGAAATAACTTCCGTTCCGATAGGAATAACCGGTATGCAGGAGGCACACCGGAAGCAGGTTCAGGATGTAGAAACGACTTATAATGCCATAATTGAGATAGCGAGACAGGCGGGGATTTCTACCGTGAACTTGGAAGAACAAAAGAACCGGGAGATAAACCGGCTGAATTATGAATACCAAAGTAGTATTTACCAAATCCAAGCAGAAATCGGGCTTTCCTGGCAACAGCAGCACGAACAGGAGCTGGCACGCTTAAAACACCTACATGATGAAGGATTGATAGATGAAAAGAAATATCAGGTCCTTCGCTTAAAGGAAGGAAAGAAAAATATACTGAAATATTTTCAATATTATTCCGCCCTTTCTTCTTCCATGGTAAATTCAATACAAGAAGCGGAAATCGCATCAGTAGAAGCCAAATACGCAGTACTTATACAAGAGGCAGAAAATAACGGTGAAGATACTGCCGCTCTGGAAGAGGAGAAGGAAAATAAGAAACTGGAGATTCAGAAAAAATACGCTGATCTACAATTTGCGATGAAGTGTTCCCAGATTATAGCCGATACGGCAGTTGCCATAATGGAAACTCATGCAAGTCTCGGAGGCTGGACGCCTGCCGCTATTGCAGCGGCCGCGATAATGGGAGTTACCGGTGCCGCCCAGCTTGCACTTGCAGAAGTTGAACGGGAAAAGGTGAAAAATATGTCTGTAAGTAACACAGCAGGCAGTAAAAAAGTAACCGCCGAACGTGTTGTTTCCGGTTCTTCCGGTGGTGGGTATTCGGAAGGTGGTTACACCGGTCCTGGTGGGCGTTATGAAGTGGCCGGCGTAGTTCATAAGGGGGAATATGTGGTACCACAACCGGAAATGAATAATCCTAAAGTGATCGATGCCGTTAGTACTATCGAAGCGATCAGGCGGCAGCGTACCAATGCGAACCCGTTGCCACAGAATCCGGGTGAATATGCGGAAGGCGGTTACGTTACCTCTTATGCAGGGGATTCTTCCTACCGGGAGTTCCTGGAAGCGGCAAAGGAGCTTCGCGCCTCCTGTGAGGCTATCAAATTGATAAAGGCCTATATCGTTTATCAGGATTTGGAGAAGGCCAAAGAAACTATAGATAACGCCCGCGACACCTTTACACGCGGAAAATAAGTAATCATTATGCTAAAGATTAAGACGAACAAAGGTTATCTGGATTTAGGGGGTGACTTTACCGTACAGATTGATGAAAAATCCCCTGTCATGAACGACCGGGGATCGCAAACCGTACCGGTTACGGTTCCATGTACCGGCAACAATGCTAAAATAACCGGTTTTGCTCACCGTCTCGACATGGGTATAAAGCCGATGAATGAAGATCAGGCATGTACGATATTGGACGGAGCATATAAACGTACCGGGAAGATAAATATTGTTTCCGCCGGTAAAAAAGAAGGTATTACCCTTAACATCGGCTTTGACAATTCGGAAGCCTACAGCGCATGGAAAGCAAAAAAATTAAATGCTATTACATTACCAGTGAAGGAGTATAACAGCGTTAATTCTCTTTGCGCACATTTGCAACAAGTTTTAGGAGGTTATCAGACTGATTATGCCGTATTTCAGATTATGACCGGTAACGATTCGAAAGATAATCAGTTTTACCCTAAATACTTGAACTATATCACACCTGTATCAGAAGGAAGTAAAGTTTATCGTTTACGTTACCAAGCAAGAACAGAAACTTTTTTGGTAAATGGTACTCCGACTGCCGTAACACTTCCGGAAGGTTACGGCGTAACGGCTTTTTTATATGTATGGCGTGTGCTGGAACTTGTTTTTTCCGAATTTGGATATACCATAACCGAAAATCCTTTTAAGACGAACAAGGAACTTTCTAACCTGGTAATATTGAATAATGCTGCCGACTGTTGTGTTAAAGGAAAACTTTCTTATGCCGATTTGATGCCGGATTGCACAGTAGAGGACTTTTTAAACGCCTTGCATGTGCGTTTCGGACTGGTTTATAATGTTTCTTCCGATACGAAAACAGCCACGTTAAGACTGATCCGGGATATTGTGGATGATGTTCCGGACATTGATTTGTCCCGTAGCCTGACGGACGAACCTTTAATAACTTACGAAACGGCCCGGCAAATGAAGTTATCGGCCAAGACTTCCTTTACCGGTGCGGCTCCCTCTGTTGAACGGTTTGAAGACTATTTAAAGGATCAGGAAGTGGCTAGACTGGCAAAAGTTGACATTAGTAAAAGGGTGATACATCTAAATTATGAGGAAACAACGGGGCGGTGGTTTAAATGGGATGAAGACAACAAGCGTCTTACTTATTCTTCATCGAGTTTTTTTTCCTGGGATCGGAAAACCGACAATATCGAAGATAACGAATTAACCAGCGACGACGAATGCGTTCCAATGGATTTTGCCCCGAATGATATTCTTTCCCCTCAATATCTGGCCGATTACGTACACCGTTATACGTATCTTAAAACATCCTCCAATAATGATGATGAAGATTCGGAAAAGGTGGAAACCCCGTTATCTTTCGTGTTTGCTTTTACATCCTCACAGAATAGTAAATATCCTTTCGGTTCCGTGTTGCCTTATACTTCCGAGGGTGAGGAAATCGTATTAAAAGACGGAAGTAAGCATACGATATCGCTTTTATTTCAATATAAAAACGGCCTGTTTATAAACTTCTGGAAAAAATATGATGCTATAATAAGACACTCTTTCAACCAGGTAGAAGCGAATGTCCTGTTACCGGTCCACCAGCTTATGGGTATGGATATATTGACACCTGTAGCCCTGCGGGGCCAGTATTTGCTTTTTGACGGATTTTCTTATTCACTTCCAGCGAATAAGAATGTACCTGTTGATCTGACATTGAGAACACTTCGGTTAATAGCCCCCTTAAATCTTGATGAAGAACATTATATTAAAGATTTCGGCAGTACTTTATATGTTTGGAAACTGGTTCGTAATACCCAGGCGGAAGTGCAGGAAAATAAAAAGCAGGAAATATTGGATGATTTTAGAAATTCGGGATATACCATTGTTGATGACCGTTTTTGGACCATAACGGACGGTTTTATAAATCCCGGTACGGATGATTATATAATAGAAAATCCGCCCACTTCTGAAAATGATACGTTAACACGGAATTATCAGTTCCAGTTAAGAGTGAATATAAATTATATCGATGATGATCCGGAAGCAACTACCGGAACTTATAATGAAACATTTACCCTTTCGTATATAGGGGAGTTCATCTCCGTTGTGTATTCCGGTTAATTCCGTCCTTTATTCTTCCTTTGATAAACCCAACTTTTGCACCATGGAAAAGCAGAATAACATAGTACTTGCCCCGTGCACCACCCAGGTAACGGAGCTTTATAATTTCTGGAAGGAGAACCATACGGGCCGGCTTACGGACTTTTATAAGTTTATGGTAAATCCTTCGGCTGCCAGGGACCGCTTTATATCCTCTCTGGAGATGCAACATGAGTTAACAGGCAGTTTTATCGTAACCAAAATAGCAATACAATGAGTGCCAGCGACGAAGCTTTAAAGGTGAACATATATCCTACGGGAAATGCTTTTACGCGTAATCCTATTTTTTTGTCTGTATCATCCAGTTCTATGGCAACATACAGCATCAGAATGAATAATGAGGAAGTTTTCAAAGGAAACGGAATCGGGGAATTTCGTGTTAATATAGCCGAGATTGTCGAAACTGGAATAACAGACGCACGGATTTTATCGGATAATACGGAGCATCTACTTGCCGTTTCCGGTTTGTCGGCCGAAGTAACTATACATGTGGTAAATGAGGGAGAAGAAGAGGATAACCTGTCTTTTACAGCCTGGAAAGGGGGGATTTCCAAGAAGGAGTTTAGACGTCTTCGAAATATGGGGACTGATATATTTTCTTTGAAGTTCCTGAATGAATCTTGTAATTTCTTCTTTACCACCCGGAGTAACGACTGGCGTATAACGATGCGCGAGACGGAACTTTACCCGCTTTGTTTCATTTATCCGGGACACGAACTGAAAATAACGGAACTTCTTACCGGTCAAAGCCTTGCAGTACCAGGCACGACGGGGAGTTTATATGCCTTGAACCTGGAAGCCGTAAGACTTAAATTCTTTACCGATTACGGGGTACTGGCCAACCTTTTTGACGTGTATAGCGGTGATACGTTCGCTCTCCGGATCGGGATCGAGCAAAGCCCGACGGTTCGCGAGCATTACCGGCTCCGGTTCCTGAACAGTTACGGGACTTACGAAGTGTTTTCTCTGGAAGGCGAGGCGAGCGTAACTCCCGGCATGGATGAAGACGAAGACGCTGTTTTCCGGCGTTACGATGAAATTACCGATGATTATTATTCGGATCGCATACGTACGGAGATACAGGAAGCCGTAACGATTAAGACGGGATTCAAACGCCCGCAAGAAATACGCTTTCTTCTTGATCTGCTTTCCTCTGATAATGTCTACCTGTCTGGTTACGGTCAGGAAGAGATCAAGGTAATTCCTTCGGCGGAAGAGTTTTCTTATCGTGTCCGCCCTGACGCGCCGCAGAACGTGACGTTAAAGCTCACGTTTGCCGAGAAGGAGTCCAACTGGACCGGAGAAATTACGGAAAGCGGCTACCGGAAACCGGGCGTTCATTCCAAAGAGTTCAGCAAACAATTTAATTAATGTATCTATATGGCAACACAGGAGTATATCGATGATCTTATTATAATCATTGAAACCGCGGAAGACGCGGGAAGCGTTACCAACCAAATGGTGGCGGCGGTTCTTGACTTTTTAAACGTAAACCTGAAAAAGGTTTCCCAGGGTGAGGAAGTCCTGGAAGAGGAAGCCGCCCGCATTGCCGCCGATGCAGCCTTGCAGAAGGCTATCGACGCCGTTTCTTTGCGTATCGACCGGCTTGTCGGTGACAACGCTTCGCAGGCAATCGACAACTTTAACGAAATTCTTGCTTTTCTGGACGGGCTTAAGGACAGTGATTCGCTGGCCGCATTGCTGGCCGATATCAACGCCCGTATCGGCAGCGAAGACGGTTCGGAAAGTGAAGACGGTTCCCTTTGGGGAAAGCTGAAAAGTTTGTCCCAGGATATTAGCAGTTGTTCCGATGACATAAACACGTTGCAGGTGGACCGTGACGAAATGAAACAGGAGCTGCAGCAGACGGCCGGGCGTCTGTCTTCCACCTTTACCAATGTAAACAACCTTTTGAACGCCGGCAGCGTTTACAGTGACCTGTCGGGAGTGTTTGCAGCATTGAAAACGGCGGGGAAGATTGACGATGTCCGGAAAAACGGCGTGATCCTTTCTTTCCTTACTGCCGACGGCTGGGTAACGAAACAATTTAAAGGCAATCCGGACACGGATTTTGAGAATGTCAAAAAGTGGGAGGATTTCGGCAGCGGCGGTTCAGGCGGCGGGAATACCTATAATGTAACCGGCAGTGTGCCGCTTACG